GCGAACTTGTCCATTGTCCACGCAACCGAGCCCTGAGAATACGGAAAAGCGCGCGGCTTTCCGTGGAAGTCAATGGACTCCCCGTATGCGTGACAGCTTCCACCGGCAATGAGAGAAGATAGATGAAGGATGTCCAGTGAAACGTCATTGGAGAGGGCGACCGGCCAAGCGGTGCAGATGTCGGAGAGGTTGTTGACGATGATGTTGCGAACGAGAAGTGCGAAGTTCTGAGCTTCGGGCTCGAATGCGTGAACGCGGACGCCTTTCTGTGCTGCGAGCAGTGAGTATTGACCCATGTTCGCGCCGACATCGAAGAGAACATCGCCCGGCTTCATTCGATTGAGCCAAGCTATCGTGTCGGGCTCCTTCGTGTAGAGCGTTTGCACGCGCCAAGCACAGTGGTTGTTGGGAGTGAGGAAGGTCAGGCCGTTGACCTTCGCGTTCGGGACGATCTTCTCGTACTCGTCAAGCGTCATGTGAGCCTCGCGGTTAAACGAGGCCCATTATAGCTGCTAAAAATGCAGCCTAGTAGCGCGGCGGCGGCTTCGGACGCGGCTTCTTCGGCATGGCGGGCTCCTAGTTGCTCATCCAAGTTGCGCCAGCGTGCCAACCGCGACGAGCATAGCGGTCGGGGCGCTTCGGAGCGAGTTCCTGCGGGATCGCGTAGCGCAGCATCATGCATGCGTAGCGGGTCGCGCTCATCAGGTCATCGCGTTCCTTGACGACCTTGCCGTCCTTGCGGTGGTAGGTGCGAAATTCTTCCCACCACTGCGCGAGGGTCTGATCGACCTTGAAGCGGCCGGTCTGCATGCGCTGGAGAAGGTCCATCAAGCCCTCTTCGACACCGTTGCCGCGCTTGTCGTCGTAGCTGGCGTGCTGGGAGAGCATGTTGAGGCCGTGATCGGCGTACAGCTTGCGGTACTGCTCGCCGGATTTGTCGTGCTGGAGGCCATCGTGCGGCCACGCAACAGGAATCCAATCTCCCCAAGGCTTGATTGCGGCAGCGTGGATAAGCGGCGATGCTTCCCCTTGCCGATAAGCCGATACAACATGAATGCAGTCGTTGGTTTCATCGTAAGCAAACCTTACAGCGGCCGTGGGGTGGTCCCAACCGAAGTCGAGGCCGATGATTTGCTTCCATGACTTCGGGATGTCGAAGAGCGGAGGTTCGCGAAGCACTTCTTCCGCGATGGGGAAGATGCGACCGCTGCCCAACATGGGGATGCCGAGCGCGCGAGCCTCGCGTTCGTGGGCGGGGTAGGCCGCGATGATCTGTCGCTTCTGTTCTTCGTCGTAGTGTTCGACATCGTGGATCGTCATGTTGGTGATATGACGGTCCTGATGCGTCTTGCCATCAGCTTGCTTCACGTAGAAGCGCATCACGACGTTCGACATGCCCAGAAGGGGCGTGAAGGTGAGGAAGACGATGCCCTTTGTGTTGTTGGTGCGGGTCACGCCTTCGACGTATACGTCTTCGGGCGGCTCTTCATCGAACCAGATGAAGTCGAGGGTTTCAGCTTGCCATGCTTCGCGGCCATCGGAGTACGCCTTGAAGGTGATTTGTGAAATGTCGCCGTTGATATGGCGGATGAGGACCGTTTCAACCGCGTCGGGGACGCCGCGAGCGCGCTTGATGTCAACAATCAGCTCTTTCGGGATGCAGCCGGTGCCCCATTGACCGACTGGACCGAGCAAAATGCGCTGTGCGCCGTCGCGAGTCAGCTCGGAAGTGACCGATCCGACCCATCCGCGCGTCGGTTTCGTGAAAACCTTGCCCTTCCAGTCGTCTGGATAGATGCCGGTGACGTGATAGGCGACTTCATTGCCCGCTGCGAACGTCTTTCCGAGCTGGTTGCCCGCCATCAGGAGGCGTTCGCGGTACGTTTTGCCCGCTGCGTGGAATTCGAGCTGCTTCGCGTAGGGCTTGTAGAAGAACAGAGCGCACGTTTTCTTCAGTTCTTCGAGGCGCTTGAGCCGCGCGTACTGCTTATCAAGCATCGGATGCCTTCACGGACTTGAGCGGGACGACTTTTTTCTCTGCGACACCGAGTTCGGCTTCGAGCCGCTTGATTTCGGCGCGCAGCTTCGCGGGGTCCATCGGCTTTTTCTTGCCGGTTTCATCGATTCGCTTGCCGTAGCGACCCGAATTTCGGACTTCGGCCTGCCACTTCAGGATGTCAACGGCCACACGATAGGCGGTGGCGGCGGTCGGCTTCGACAGCACCTCGCGCGACATCATCAACATGCGGTCGGCGTGAACATCTGCTTGCAGCGTGCGCGCAGTCTCGTACTTCTCCTTGAATTCGGGGTACAGCTCGAACCAACGGTAGACGGTCGTGAGCGTCGGCGCGAGGAAGCCGATCTTTTCGAGCGCTTCTTCGAGCGTGTCGCCCTCTGCGATGGCTTCGCAGATTTCGCGGGCGATGCGCGGGTTGTAGTGTGCGGCGCGCTTCGTCATACGACTTTGTAGTCCCAGATGATGCACTCGCCTTGGCCGACGACAGGTTCGACACCGATTTCGACGGCGACCGCGTGTTCGGTGCCTTGGACCCATGCGATGCCGCGCGAATCGACGCGGGTGCGGCAGTGGTTGATCATCGCACCGAGGTTGATACGGAAGCTGCCGTCCGCGAGTAGCGGGTGGGCCGTCCCATCGTGTTGGAAGACGATGAACTTCCAGCCGGTGCGCCCGCTGCCGGTTTCCTCGTTGATGTAGTTCGGGTTGAGGCCACCGAAGGAATAGAGCAGCGCGCCGTTGGTGGACATCGCAGCGTATACGTGGTAGTTCACGCCTTCGATGACGACATCGTGCGTGTGGGTCTGCCCACGGTTGCCGTGCGCGCCGTAGCCGCCGAAGTTCTTGAGCGGCACCATGATTTCGTGCGTGATCGGGCTGTTCATGAAGCCCGCCGTCTGGGTCGGGTTCGCAGGCGCTTGCAGCCATACGTCGCAAGAAACGTGAGCCTTGCCGGTTGCACTCGCGGAGAGTCGGCCGGTCACGATCAGGGTGCCAGCGCTGATCAGGAGTTGGCGAGGCAGGTTGCTGTTGGTAGCGCCCGAAGGTGCGACCGTGCTGACGCTGCCACCGGCTGCGACCCAATTCGAGGCGACGGCTTGAGGCGCGTTGGCGGGCGGCGAAGTGACGGTCACGCCATCAGGCAGGCGGACGGCTTTCTCGAACGCCGGGTAGGCACCGGAGGCGCGGTAGCCGGGACGCGCACCATAGATGATGCTCGGGAACGCCTTGACTTCGCTGAAGGGGCCACCATCGACGGTGACGCCGTTGACGGAGAACGGCCAGCTCCATTGGGTCTTGAAGGCGATTTGACCTTCGGGGCCGGCCGTGAGGGCGCGTTCCACGACTTGCGTGAAGGCACCCGCGCTGATGTTGCCGCCAGCGGCTGCATCGACGGCGCTGAAGCGGTTGTGGAAGTTCGAGCCGAAGGCGAAGCCTTGGGTAGCATCGAAGTTGGCGTTCCAAGAGAAGACGCCGCGAATCGTGGGGTGCGCGGAGAGCACGCGGTTCACTTCGCGGTTCGCTTCTGCTAGCGTGGTGGCCGCGCCGGTGTTGTAGTTGCCGCTGCCGAGGCCGATCACAACTTGGGAGGCTTGGGCGACCGCGCTGATCCAGCGGTTCGTGAAGTTGAAGATGACATCGACCGCCTTGACATCGGTGCGGTCGTAGTATTGGGGGCTGACCCAAGTGAGGGTGTTCTGCGCGTCCAGTTGGCGAGCCAGCTCCATGTACTGCGTGTTGTCGGTCGGCTCGGGAGGCGTCGTGATGGCGAACTGCGAACCGTAGATCGACTTCAGCGACGAGGCGATGAACTTGATTTCGGTGATCGTCGTCTGCGACGGCGGCAATTGCTCGTAGTTGTTGAAGTCGAGGCCGTCCACACCGCCAAGCTGCGAAATGATCGTCTGGATGCCAGCGATGAAGTTGTTCGACAGCGTGCGGTTCGTGAACTGGAAGCCGTTGCCAGCGCCACCCACCGTCAGGATCACTTTCTGGCCCCGGTTGCGGCAGGTCTGCACATCGACGGCGCGCACCTCGCTTGGCGACAGCCAAGGGAAGTTCGGGGAACCATCGCCGTTGAACTGGCAGTGGAACAGGAAGATGACGTTGTAGAACGTGCTGATGTTCTGGATGCGAACGTAGCTCTGATTGAACGAGTTGTACGCTTCCCAATAGGTCGCCACGATGCGGCGCGGGAAGCCGTCAGCCGGGATCGAGGGCGCGTTGCCGATGCCTTCGCTGATGCCAGCGGCTCCCCAGCGGTTGTCATCGATCCAGTAGGTCGCGATGGCGGGGTTGCCCACTTGCAGGAAGTCGGCGGGGTGCCGCGAGAGCGCCGGGAACGTGGGAGGCGTCGATTGGATGACGCGCGGGTCGGTCGTCGCCACCCACCCATTTGCGGGCGCAACGATGTTGTCGTCCCAGACCCACCATCCGTTGACGGTGTTCTGATAGACGCGCCGGTTCCAGTACAGGAGCAAGTCGATGGCGTTGGAAATGGTCGCCACGCCGTTGCGCAGCGCGGTGCGGTTTGCGTCGAGCGTCCAGACGACGTTGTTCGAGTCAACAAGCTCGGACAGCGGCGGGATCGTGCTGTTGTGGGGCGACTCGCCAAGGCCGGGGGTCGTGAAGGGGTAGCCCGCATTGCCGCCAGCGAACAGGTTGGTGACGACGCCTGCGGTCGGCGCATCGACGTAGGCCACGCCTGCGCTGATCTGGTTGTTGTCGAGGGTCGTCGCGCTGTGCGGGCCGAAGGCGCGGATGCCGGGCTCGGCCTGCGTGTGGATGATGCGGTTGCGACGGACCATCACGCCGACGCTGGTGATGCTGGTGTTGTATGCCAGCAGGGCGGCGGTGTTGTTGGAGGACCGGCCGCAGTTCTCGATGGTGTTGTACTCCACCGAGCAGGAAAGGTTCGCCTTGTCGGTCAGAGCGCCATCCTGCGCGATGACGATGCCCGCGTGCGCGCTGTTCGACTGACACAGGTTGTTGTGGACGCTGGCGTTGCGACCGCCCGCGATCAGCATGCAGGTAGCGGTGCCGCTGTTGTCCTTGATCCAGTTGTAGCTCCACTCGCTGTTGACGACTTGAACGGCGTCGGCGGTGGCAGCGATGAGGCCCACGGTGCCGGTCGCCTTCTGGACGAAATTGAGCTTGACGAGCAGGTCGTGTGCGCCGCCGTGCGCGATGATCGCGTTGGCCTTGCAGCCAGAGAGGGTGTTCTGAAGGACGACGCCATCAGCACTATTCGCAATATCGATGCCCGCGCCAGCCACTTCATCGATGTAGACGTTGTGAACGAGGAAGGCCGAGCCCTTGGCGACGACGCCCGCGTAGTCCACGCTCGCCACGGCGGCTGCGAAGGCGGTCGCGCTGTTCTGGAGCAGGACGGACTTGAGCTGCGCGCTCGAACCCACAAGGAAGATGCCCCGCTGGGAAGGGTTCTGCGCCAGCAGGATCGAGCTGGGTCCGACGCCCGCGACCGTGACGCCGCTGATGGTCAGGTTGCCGTTGTAGGCGAAGGTGCCCGTGGGGATGAGGACGGTCTTGTGCGAGAGGGCCGCTGCTTGCGACATGGCGGCAGCGATGGCGGTCATGTTGTCCGTGGTGCCATCGGCCACGCCACCGGTTGCGAGCACGCTCACGAACGAAACGGGCTGTGCGACGACGCCGTTGATCTGGCCCGCGTTCAGAGGGCTGTCCACGACGCCGGTAGAGAGCGTTACGACTGCGGCGGCACTTCCGGTCACGAAGCGATGGGTCTTGAAGGTTCCGGCCGCGTTGACAGCGACTGGCGTGCCCGAGAAGTACATGCCGTCGCCACCGGCATTCCGCTTCACCTTCATCGAGACGACATACGTGCCCATGCTTGCTCCAGTTGCGATGCCATTCTAGCTGCTGAGCTACACCCAGCCCGTTCCCAAAAAATTTCGGGTCCAGTGCAGCCGCATGGAACCTCGCTGCGCTCGCCCGGCCCTGCCGGGAGTACCGGTTCTAGAAGGACTTTGACCACCCTTTTGCATCCCCCCCCGATAGTTTTCCCCTATGGTCAGCTCGAAACGCATAGCATCGTATGTAACAATGTGTGTACTATGCAAGGGGCGTGTGTACTGTGTAAGGGGGTGCGAGCGGGCCGCACATATAGCCCCACGCTATTAGCCCCAAGCCTTTCATGCGCAAGGATATTGCGCGTTCGGCAGGGTTTGAGCAAGGACTGTTCTCGGCCATGCGCTACGAGCGAAGAGTGTTACTAGCGGGTTCGATTGTAAGGGCAGGAAAGGGTATTTGGATTCCTGCGTTTACCGCATATTATTCACTCAGTCCACTGTTATCGCACAGTGGCTCTGGGGCCAAAGCTCTAGCTACGCGCGTGGTCCAGCCACGGTGGCGCGCGGTTCGTTAACAATTTAGTAACACTCGCAATATGGCCGGGCTGCGCCATGCATGCTCGGCTGTATTCCAAGTGTTACCGACACTTACATTGAAAGGAGTAAGGGAATGTCACAAGTGCATCAAGGCTGGGCTGCTCACCTGAGCGATCATATGGTCCAGCTCGAACTCCAAACTCTGCTGAAGGCGCGCGAGGATGAGCAACGCAAGCTCACCCGTAAGGCGCGTCGTACACCTCGTCACGTCTTGCAACAAAGGCGTCCGAGCGCCGTCACAATCGTTCACGTAACCAACTGAAAGGGGTGCATCATGGCACGACATCAGCTCAAGCTGAGGTGGCAAGCTCGTCGTTTAGACGAGAAGCAAGCTCAACATCGGCACCTGACGCATGAGCAATTCGTGCATGAGGTGGCAAAGCTCGGCATTAGCATGCTGGGCTCTGAAGACGCCAAGCTCGCGAAGCAATCGAAGCTCACCTATGGAGCTGGGGCGCGTGGCCTGCGTGGCGTGACGTACTTCAACAAGTGGCTCGACAACAAGGACGAGCAGGCGCATTTTGTTGAGATATGCGCGCAAGGCGAAGAGAACCCGGTGCAACTCGCAGGCACGACATTGCATGAGCTGGGTCACGTACTGGCTGGCTGGGAAGCTGGACACAAAAAGGGTTGGCATGAGGCATGCCAGAAGCTCGGCCTGAGAGCGATCAAGGCCGCAGGCACCAGCTACGTGCTGAGCATGTTTCATCCGAGGATTCGGGCGCATGTAGCTGAGCTGATCGAACGGCTGAGCGATGGCAAGCCCAACGGCGTGAGTGGTGGCCTGCCGCGTGGCATTCCCAAGCCATGCAGCGCTGGCATCGGCACGCGCGGCGGCACAAGCCGAGGCGTGGGCAGTGGGTCACGGCTGAGGAAGTGGGTTTGCTGCTGTGCTCCCAAGCCAGTGATCGCGCGGGTCGCATCGGACGAGTTTGATGCAACGTGCAACAGATGCAACGGGCCGTTCACACTGGCAATCGAGTAAGGAGGTGTGTCATGAGCAACAAGCTGATGCAACGGGCGCGACTGCTGGCCTGCCATGCATGGGTGTTCCGCACGGCAGCGGCATGCGAGTACGACGCGCTCGCTATGTGGTTCTACGAACGGAGGGCGCGCAGGATCGAATGAACGAATCGGCATGGGCTAGCTGAGGTCCATGCCAATGCGTTTAAGCGCAGATGAAAGGGGCTGAAATGGACGAG